TCTGCTAATTGAGCTAACATTGTATCCTCGTCTTTGTCTCCTACGCCTGCTCCGTCTTCAACATAACCTGATGCTCTTACATAATTATTTGCATCGTTTTCGTCATGAGAAACTTTTGATGGAAGATAATTTACACCACCTTCATTAAATTTTTTTATTTCTGCTATACCACCTACTCTTAATCTTCTTACATTCATAGAATAAGAACCCATTCTTGGATCACCTCTTCCTGCTTCTTCAGGTGCATAAACTTTTTCGTATGCTTTTTCTTCACCTGTTGTTGGATCGATATATGTGTATCCAGGTCTTTCATCTCGTAGATCTAAATAACCCATGTTGTATCCAGGTGTGTAAATATCCGTTGGTTGTGGATCAAACGCACCACTTAAATATGTTCCTGCAGCTATTGCAGCTGAAACTTTTCCTGGGCTATATTCTAATGTACCTGCAGGTGCTCCTTCTTTTTGTCTTTTTAAAATATCTAATAAATTACCACCTTGTGGTGCTTGTGCTGTTGGTGCAAACATTCTTGGATCTCCACCTCCAGGCGATGCCGACATCATTCTTGAAGTTAACGCTTGGTTTGATGCTGTTGTTGGATTGTAAGATCCTGGCATACTTCGTAAGAATGCAGGTTGGCTTGCAACAAAACTTTGTGTTGCCGCTGATCCTGGAAACATACTCATACCTGTAGAACCTAAAGTGTAACCTGTGTAAGCACCTGTAATACCACCAAGTATTCTTCCAAGTCCTGATGCTCCTGAATCTTTTGCTCCTTTGTATCCTTTATAACCACCATAAGCTGCTAATGCGTAGGGTAAAAATTGAATGGCCATTAATTAAATTCTCCTTTTAAGATCTTAAGTATGAAATACTACCATTTTAGTCGGCTAGTTTCAACTCGTCTCTAAAACATCCCTCGTACTGATGTTCGCCCACATGGATGATTGGGTCATTAACAAAGACATAACATTTACCCCCAATATCTTTCCAAAGCTTACAAAAAGAAAAATCTTCACCTAAATAAGTCTTAGTCTCAGGGTCGTGTATACAATCAAAAAAGTTCCATAAATGAGGTCTATCTACATATTCTCCATTAATTACTGTCTTTTGAACTATGTTTTTATCTGGATACTTTTCTATCATCTTGTCAAACACAACTCTTTTTATCAACATACATCCTGTAGGACTATGTGTAACTTCCATAACACCGCTATCTAGAGTTATCTTATTAGCATCTGCTACTTTCATTGGGTATGTATTTAACCATCTATGTATATCTCCAGCATTTTTAACTTCACCATCATTCCACTTTTTATAAAGTTTATCCCACATCATAGTTTTGAGTGGGTAAGGAATAGATATTAATTCTTTATCTAAATCTAACATTTTAATAATTGATTCTGCTCTAAAATATATATCAGAGTCTACAAATAACATATGAGTACAGTTAGATTCTAAGAATGTTGAAACACATAAATTTCTACCTTGAGTAACTAAAGAAGATTTTAATAAAGTAAATGTAATTCTTATTCCTTTTTTTATACAAAGTTGTTGCAATTCTAAAAGAGCTTGTGTGTAGTGCATAGTCACATTACTATGACAAGGTGTACAAATCATAATGTTATAAGGTGACTTAACTGTTTTCTTTTTTTCTTTTTGTCCGGTGTCTGGTTTCCACATAGGAAGAGTAGCTTTTTCGTATGGTGTTACCTCAACTTCTTTTAATGTTTGATAAGTGTCTTCGTTAACTGTTTCTTTCATTCAAAGCTCCTTTCAAAAAGTTTGTCCATTCCATACCTTTTTTTTTCCAGTTATAAAATCTTTTATAGAAGTCTTGTTGTTGTTGTAGGTGTTCTTGCATAAAATTTTCATGCAAATAAGATGCTGCAACATTAATAGCTGCTCCTGTATCCTGTGCCATCTGTTCGTAATTTTTTGAATAGTTAATATATACTGGCCACTCTGCACAAGTTTCATACAAAGCCCCAAAGTTATTAGTTATTACATGTAAACCAGATGCTAAAGCTTCTAAAGCTGAAGCACAAGATGTTTCTTCAAATATAGATGGGTATACAAACATATCGTAGTTGGGCATAATTTCTTTTATGTACTCATGAGGTTTGTAACCAATATAATTAACGTTAGGTAATTTCTCAGCCTGTTCATATAATCCTTCAAAATCTTTTTCAGTGTTATCTGAAAACTCAGATCCGTAAACTTTACATGAACTATAGACATCTAATTTTATATTAGGATTATCGATTTCTTGCATTGCACGTAATAAAACATTTAAACCTCTCCATGGAGTGCAGTGGTGTATTAATTTTATTGGAGTCCCTCTCTTATAAATTTTTCTTACAGGAAAGGTATCTATACCATTTTTAATAACTACACATTTTTCAGTAGGGATATCAAAAGCATATCTAAACTTTTCGTAATTCCAATGACTATTAAATACATACCAATCATATTCGTCATGTCTTTTTTTATTAGTAAAAAATTCTTGAAGATTAGGTTGGTCCCAAGAGTTTTTTTGCCAAAGGATATTTAATTTGTTTGGATCTATTGGAACTTTGCCAGGAATAGATGTACATATTTGTACTTGATCTAACAACTCTTTTGAAACATGCTTTTCAAGCATTTCATGTTGTAGCTCAGTGGCCCCACGAGGTTGCATTATTTTTTAGTTAAAGCTCCCATTTCACCAATCCTAGTAACTTTAATTTCAAGGTCTTGTCTAAAGTCATCCACAGTAGTGTCAGTATTGGGATCAGCAACATCAGCATCAAAATCAGCTTTATTAACATATACTTTACCTGTTCTTTTGTTTTTTATAATTTCTTTTGCAGTTGCTGGTATTTTAGGTAAATCACTCATTGTTTACGTCCCTGTCTATTATATTTTTTATTGTGTTGCAACTTCTTTTTTTTATTAGGGCTCTTGCTGTGTCTCCTAGGCCTTTTTCTAGGCTTATCTCTTTGTACAAAATCTTTAAATTTTTTAGCCATTTATTAAACCTATATTAAATGATACAGAAATTCTACTAATATCTTCATTATGGGGTTTTACAAAATGATTTAAATGAGATGGAAATAAAACAAGCATATTTTTTTTAGGTTTAATAGTAAAAAAATTACTGAAATTTTGATCATCAATAAAATCACAACAAGAGTTAAAAGATGCAGCAGTATCATTTCTTAAAAAAACTAATTCACCATCTTCTTGAGTTACTTCTAAATAGTAAACTCCAGAAAAATTACTACCTGGGTGCACATGGTTTACATTAAAATTATGTTTATAATTTTTGTTTATCCACAAATTCTTTAATTCAAAATTTGTTTTAATTTTTAATCTATAGTTATCACTTAAAACTTTTACTGATTTTTTTAAAATATTTATACCAATAGTTTCATTATTTATTGAATCAGTTTGAAAACCACCTATATTTGATCTACAAATTAATTGATCTTTTTCTTCTTCCTTTGATAAAACTTTTAATATTTCTTCGTCAACCTCAGGATTAAAAAAATTATCTACAAGAATTGAATCTGTAAAAATATTTACTCTAACCATTTTCCTGTGATCGGTCTATTAGAGCATAACTTACAACACCTGTAATTTCATTTGCTGTGCCTGCTTGCATTGATAACACATCACTTGCTTCCATTGCTAAAGTTTCTTCTACCATATTAGCTTGAGATTTATTAAGTTCTTTGTAAGCTATCTTTACGGCTGAACCACCGGACTTTGTTAACAAGGCATGAGTATCAACATTACTTGCTGTATCATGAACTGCCTGTAAATTTTTAACAAGTACAGTTGCATCTGCGGGACACGTTAAAACTGTTGTAACGTTTGTTGTAGTTAAAGTAAATGTATCGCTCTTGTATCTAATCGTCATGATATAAACCAACTAAAAGTATCTTGTTCATTTTTTAATTCTTGTTGATAAGAAGTGTTTAACTTATCTTGCATCGTTCGTAAAGACTGAGTTACTTGTCTTTGGTTTTCTTCTGTATATTTTGCTGATGGTTCAGGGATTACAATATCTACTCTAGCCATGTAAAGCTGCTCCTCTTTCCGCAGAAGAACCAGTGCTAGTATTACTACCACTTCCACCATTACCACCATATTGATTACCTCTATAATCATCTTTTGATGTGGTGCCTCCAAAATCTCCTTTGTTTATTCTATCTTGTAAATCTCTTGTTTGTTCTCTTTGTATAGCTTTTTGAGTTCTTTTTGCTTGAAGATAATCTTGAAAAGTTTTAGATTTTCCAAAAGTACTTGTTTGAATTTGATTGTTTAATCCTCTTAAAGCACCTATACCCAAACTTGCAGGACCAAGAAAACCAAAACCTAAAGGACCAATAGTTGTATTTACACCAAGAAGGTCGCCAATTGCTGGAAGACCTAATTTAGATCCAATTGCATCCATGGCTTTTTTCTTAGCCATGTTAGTTATAGCTGTTCCAATAACATCTTTTACATCAGGCATAGGTTGAGATGTTGGAGCAAATGAAGTTATACCTAAAGGTTGTGTCGGAGCAAATGAAGCCAAACCCATAGGTTGAGTGCTAATACCTAATTGATTAAATTCATCTTCCATTATCCCCTCATACCGTCTGGTTGTACGTCTGCTCTAAAAGTACCAAATCTCCAATTTTCATCTGTACTTGTGTTTGCAATTTTTAAACTAGCAAATCTTGCTCTAGCTCTAGTGTCTATCTTATCAGTAGTTGATGTTATTGTAAAAGGTCCAAGTGGTGAAGATGTTTCAGTTTCACTTGGATAATCTCTTAATTGAATAGTAACTTGAGCATTACCTTGTAATAATTTAAAATCAGGTACAAATCTTCTCATACTCATAAATAATTGACCATTACCTTCAATGTTTAAAGAAAAATCTCCAGACTCAATAAAAGCAGGAATTGTAGTTTTATTTCCAGAAGTATCTACTTGGTCTGTACCTACTTCGTGTGCATAATAAATAGTGGAACCATTAATATTTGTTACTCCTTGAACTAAAGGAAATGTCGGTGTTGCTGTTGAAGTGAATTCTGTTGCATATGGAACATCATATAAATTAGCATCTACCCAAGTAGTTCTCGACAAAGATCCCGTTGTCCAAACTCCACTTTGATAATTATAAGTAACACATCTGTCATTAAATGATGAACCTGATTTTGGATAAAACCAAGTAAGTTCTTCATATAAATGATTTAATCCAACATATACTGATTCACCATTTTGATAATTAACTCCAAGGTTATCTCCTTTGTTTGTAAATACAAAATCCTCAACTTGGCATGGTAAAGATTTAACAGTACCATCATAAACAAAGAATCCACCAGACTCACCCATCCAGTAAACAGCACCATTTACATATTTTATAGAGTGTTGTCCTATCGCTCCACAGTTAGATCCTACTTGTCTTAAAGAAAAAGTAAATGGAGGTCCTACAAATTGAATTACGTAAGCAGAATTATCTGTTAAAACTAAAGTATAATCTTTACCTTTTACAGCTCCAACAATTTTAGTGCCAGAATCTAATCTAAAAGTACCCGCTGTGTTTACTGAGGTTGGTGTATAATCACTTATATTTTCTTGGTCAGAAAATCTTATGAACATTTTATCTTGTGTGCCACCACTTCCAATTGTAGTTTCGGTTCCTAACATTAATAAATGTCTATCTCTATCTGATACAAGAGACATTACAGATTTAGTAGGAGCACCACTTACAACAGTTGCTCTTGTAGTTAAGGCATTTGGATTTGAGTTTATTGGGTTCCATTCAAATGTTTTACCATTTTTAATTGTTGCAATTAATTTTTCCCCAAAATTATCTAAAGACCAAGATGCAGGGTCTATTGTTAAAGTTGAAGATAAAGAAGCTTGTCCCCAACCAGTGTAGTACTCAACACCAGATCCAGACGCATGAGCAGATCTTGTACCTGCAGCAGCTCTGGTAATTCCTGTAAGATCATTTGTAGATATACCAGTGTAAGAAATAAATTCTGCTCCAACTTTAATTGTTCCTGACGTTGGAAATCCACTTGTTGATGCAAGTGTAATAGAAGTACCTGATCCTCCAGTACCTGCAGCATCATCTAATAAAGCTCCATTTAGAGTTCCAAATACTTGTTGACCTCCACCCCATAATCCTGTTCCCCAACCAAAGCCATAAGTAAATCCTAAAGCACCTGCACTAATGTACGGAGTGACTGTTGCAGATCCACTTCCGTTGACCGTTGTCCCTGCTGCGCTAGCCATTGTTATAGTAAATGAATCACTATCTGGAACAGTGACTACTTGAAAAGTATTTGTTGTAAAATCTGAGGCTACATATCCAGCACCTACTGGAGGTGTTACTGAAGTAAATATAAAAAGATCTCCAGGTTGTAAACTGTGTGCTGGTTTATTTACAGTAACTGTAGTTGAAGTATTCACAGTGTCGAACGTACAACTAGTTAAAGCTGTTCCTAAAGGTGTTATATCGTAAAAGGCACCCTCATAATAAATAATTAAAACTTTGTTTGTTCCTATTGCAGCGTATCTTCTGCCGTCTAAATCAGCCCAAATGAACTGTTCTCTTGCTGCACCTACCAAAGATGCATTTACAAGTTGTTCCCAACCACCTATTTTTTCAGGTAATCCATATCTAAATCTTACAAAGTCACCGTCAGTCCACTTACCTTCTGCTCCTGTTGCGGTTACTTGTTTATTGAATCCCGGTGCTATTTGTACTTTTGTTAGAGGCATGCTGTATTATACCTTATATGTCAGTGTTTTTAAACCTTACTATCAGTGGGTTCTTTTGTTTCAACTTCTGTAGTTTCAAAAGTTTCTAAATTTGTCAAAGAGGGGTCTATATTTTTATTAAATTCCATAACAATTTTAACTAAATGGTTTCCAAAATGTCTTAAAAAATTAGGAGATAAATGTAGTTTTTTATATTGTGTTATAATTTTAATTTCTTGTTCTGTAAAAACTATATCAGCTGAACCATCCTTTTTTTGGTCAAATTTCATTTTGTTCCCCAATAAATTCTATTATCTTTGTAATGATTTTTATTTTTACCATTTTTATCAACATAATGTAAAAAGGCTTGCATTTGATAGTCACCTTCAAAAGGCTCTCTCCAATGCTCTACCTCACATCCTAAATAAATTGCTGCATCACCATAACCTAAAGTTATTGAAGCACCATCCATATATATAGGCCACTCAGTGTCATCTCCACATATATTTAAAGTTACACTTATTTCACAAGATGGTCTATCAGTGTGTTTTTCTAATGTAGCAAATTTAGTATACATTCTCCAAAAAGAATAAGTTGGTAACAAAGTTTTGTTTGTTTCTTTTTCAATAATATTTTTTTTCTTTAACATTAACGATTCAACTATTGCATCTCCATAAAAATAAGTATCTCCGTTATTGTTTTGTTTGAAATCAAAACTATCTGTATTTGTTCTATGTTTTATTTCACCATAAATAGATAATAAATTCATTTCATCTTGAGATAAAAAATTTTTAATAATTTTATATTTATAATCTTTTCCTATACTGCCCATGATACAACAGAATACCTTTCTCCCTTAGTGACTGGTTGAACTGAATGTGGATATAAAAAATTACTTGGCCAAACTACCATTGTATTTTTCTGTTTTTTTACAGAATATAATCTTTGTGTATCTGGATATTTAAAAACTAAATCACCACCTTCATAATCATCATTTACAAAAAAAATGCAGCTAAAAGTTCTAGCAACTCCTGGACTAGAATCAGTGTGAAATTGGTAATGACCTCCTGGTCTATATTTTAATATTTGTATTTCTGTAATATTAAAAGTCATAAAACTTTTAAAATCATCTAAATATTGTTCAATAGCATTTTTAAAAAAATAACAAAATAAATTTGACCAATGCACTTCTGTTAAACTTTTATTTTCAATCAATTCCATTTTCCATACTAAAGTATCTCTTATTTCTTTTTTAATGTGTCCACCTTTTTGATCATCACCTAAAATATCAGCATCTTTAAATTTTGTTGAGGTTTTGCAAATTTTTAAAAAATTAATTAATATATCTTCAGATAAAAAATTTTCATAAACTTTTACATAGTTTTCTAAACTTTTTACTTCCATTTTTTTACTTTCCAATATCGTTTCTTATAATTGTCTAGTAAATATTTTGTAAATGAGAAATGTCTTTTTGAAAATCTTTTTTTATTTTCCACTACCTTCATGCTCCATTTTTCTCTTTTAAAAGGAATTACTTGAACATAAGGTGTTCCATATTTAATAGTAGTTTCTAACGAATCATATTTGTCACCATTAACTACAAAAGGAAAATTTACTTCCATATCAAATTCGTCTGTATCAACTATACCTGGGATTATTGAAAATCTGTCATCCGCATTATTCATAGGTGGTAAAAATAAAGTTGAATAACCAGGAGGAGTTTTAATTAACCAAGGGTTATGAATTTTATGAATTTTTAATTTTTTATTTTTTTCAACATAAGGGCATTTACCTAATTGCTCTATCGGATGAAAAGTATCTCCATAATTTAAATTTGTTGAAGCTTTTATTACAGGGTCAAAACACTCCCCTGAAGTTGATAAATAATCTGTAATTTTTTCACCATCAATATTTATATTATGTCTTATGTGATAATCTACTGGCATTTTTAATAGATAACCAGTTGTTAAAGTATCTAAAAAAGGCATACACCCTTTTATAGTTCTTTGATTAACTTTATGTGACATTTCCTTATACCATTGAGGTATATTAAGTTTAGCAGGTATTGGTAAATTATCTTTTTGACTTTCTATAAAGTCTTTATTGCACTTAAACTCAATAATGTTAGAAAACATTATATCCTTTTAAATTAATTATGGAATTTGTAAAGGATTAATGTAATTTATAGAATTATCGTTACAGTATTGTTCCCATGTTTTGTTTAAAGGATATGTTAAAGAATCATAATCAAAATTTTTTAAATAATTATTATAATCATTAATACTTGAATATAAAGATTTACTAGAATTTGAAGGAGTTAAAAAAGCTTCAAAACTTTGAATTAAATTTTCATGATGTTCTTGTAACATTGTTTTTGATTTTTCTTGATCTTGTTCAAATTCTGAAGGTCCGTCCACAATAGAAACATTGTTATTTTCTAAACTTACTAAAGGATTGTCTTTTTTTATTTTTAAAAAATCAACATCATTAATTTCTTTTATAACATAATCATTTTCGTTTATATTTAATTCATTTTTTTCAACTTCGTTCGAAGCAATTCTATAAACCATATTATTTAAAAAAGTTATATAAGCCATTTTTATACACCTCCGTCATCGTAAAATATTAAATAACCACCGTTGCCAGCGCTACCACTTGCTACTCCTGGGCCACCTCCGCCTCCACCTACTACAAGATTATTACTTCCATGCATAAATGTTGTTGTTGGTAAAGAACTTCCTCCAGGTACGTTACCTGTAGCTCCGTTACCACCAGGACTATTACTAGGGTTTGCAGGAGTGCCTGATCCACCAGCACCACCATTTGCCGTTAATAAGTTAGCAACATTTGTTGCACCACCAGAATTTCCTGGTTGAGCGGCTGGGTTACTAGGTTGTCCAGATCCTCCGTTTCCACCGCCACCTACAGTAAAAGCATATGTAGTTGAAGCTGCACAGCTACCAGAGAAAAATCCAAAACCGCCAGAACCTCCTGTCCCTCCTTTTCCAGCGTTTCCACGAGATCCGCCTCCGCCTCCGCCTCCGCCAAAAGCAAAAGCATAAAAATTACCTGCATTTCCTGGTGTTGTTATATTTCCACTAGCAGGTCCACTACTTCCAAATTGTCTTGGAACAAATGCACCGTCACCGCCACCAGCTCCAGTTGAAGCTGCTGTCAATCTTCCTTGTGCATCTACAGTTATACTTGCTGTTGTGTAAGATCCTGCAGTCACTGCAGTGTTAGCAAGTTGATCTGCACCAACAGCATCGTCAGCAATAGCAGCAGTTCCGACTGCGTTATCAGCAATCGCTGCGGCTACAACAGCATCGTCAGCAATTTTAGCTGAGGTTACAGCATCGTCAGCAATTTTTGCAGTAGTCACTGCACTGTCAGCAATTTGTGCTGCAGCTACTGTACCACCTAAAGTGTCTAATGAAATTTCATTTAAGTTTGTTCCATCAGAATATGCTGCGTAAATTTTAGCAGCGTCTAAAGTAAATCCTGTTCCTGATGCAGTTTTAATTGTAAGGTTTGCAGGATTTGTTAAACCTGTTGCATCAAATATATAAAATTTTTCTATTGAATTTGGAATAGTACAAATTGTGCTTGCTGCTATTGATGCAGTTGCAAATTTGATAACCATGTTTCTTGCATTTGATAATTGACCATCTGACATTACAAGAGCAAGAGTTCCACCACTTGAAAGTGTAACTTGCTCAAAACCAGCAATAGCTTGTTGAATTACATTTAAATTTGTATTTGTTTTATCACCCCATGTACCAGCGTTTTCACCGGTTACCATTAGTTCGAGTTTTAAATCTGTAGAATAACTAGATGTCATAAATTTTATCTCCTAAATAATTAAAATAATACCTCATTTAAGCAGCCCGATCAACCTCAGTCCAAGTATTATTTACTCCTGGGTTTATTTCAGCCCATGCAGTTACATCAACAGTTCCTGCTGATATACTCATTTGAATACCTGTAACATCTATATTTGCTACTCCAATAACAGTGACTGATCCAATTGAACTAGCTAATTGCAATCCTCCCACACCAATTATTTGACCTGGTATGTCTGCATGTTGGCCAAGAGTCATTGTCAACTGTTGTCCTGTAACTGGCTCATTAGTAGATTGAATTAAGGTTATAGACCCTAGGGTCATTGTAGCTTGAATACCTGTAACATCTACCGGAGTTTTAAGACCTCCTGTAGTGCTTCCTTGAGACATCGTAGCTTGAGCACCAGTAACATCTACATTTGCACCTGCAGATACTGTAGATGCTGCTGTCAAAGCATCAAGTTGATCTTCTGAGGCTAATACAAATATATCTTGATCAATTTGAATAGAGAAAGATGGATTAGCAAAAGTAGTAGTCAATTGACCAGCACTTGTTACTGAAACATTTACATCTGTGAATGCTGTCTCTTCACCAATTGAAGATGTTAATTGTACACCTGTAACTTGAATAGAAAAATTATCACCCCAAGCAAACTCTCCCCATGCTCCTCTACCCCAACCTTCACCTGTAAGTGTTGTGTCATCAATAGTTGCTGCGCCTGAAGTAGAAGTTAATTGTGAACCAGATACACCAACTTCTTGTCCAATAGGTGTTGAAACACTTCCAACACCCATAGATTCTAGGCTACCGGTGACTGAAACTACAGCAGAAGTTCCACCGACAGCAGATCCTTGAGTTGATGTTAATTGTAATCCAGTAAGAGTTACTTGATGATCAATTACGTGGGTTTCGTTCCCAATGCTTGATGTTAATGATAGGCCACTTAGGTTTACGGATGTATCGCTTAAATCTCCCCAAGCGTCTGCACCCCATGTCTTATTACCCCATCCAGTGGCCATATCATCTTATTCCTCTATTAAGCTAATCTTAAAATAGCAGCAGAAGTAGTAAATGCAGGGAACTGAATTGTAAATGTTCCAGCTGTTGCAGTTTTATCACTTCCAAAATCTAATACAGCAACTGCATCAGTAGTATTTGAACCACCATCAGTAGTTGTGTTGTAAATCAAAGCACCTCTTGCAGTAAGAGTTACGTTTTGAAAACTAAGATCAGCAAAATCAGTAATAGCTATACTTGATGAAACTTTTACACCTTGGTTAACCAAAGCAGCTCCACCAGCTGTGTAGTTAGATGATGTTACTTCAGTATTAGATCCACCACCTGGGTTTGTTGAATAGTTTTCTGTTGATTTTCCTAAAGTTGCTGAACTTGTGTACATCGCTAACTTGTAAGTATCAGATGATGTATCAAAGTCGTGCTTTCCTTGAAGTAATTCTTTTTTAAAAGTATTACAAATCGCATTTGTTGTTATTGCCATAATTATTCTCCTTATTAATTTGTGTTTGGAGGAGGTGAAGGTATTTGTATTCTTGGTACACCGTCATCATACTCCGCTCGTCTTCTTCTACCCATTTGTTGTAGGGCAAAATTTTGTACTTCCTCATTGTACTTCTTTTCGTAAAGATTGTACATATCCATAGGACCTTTTAAAAATCTAAAAGATTCTGTTAATACACCGTGCAATAACATAGACTCTTGATGTTGAGAAACATAAGTATTGTTGGTACTAGTAAAATTAGGTGGATCTTTAATGTAATTTATTTGAACGGTAAGAGCACTGCTAGGGGTAGGTGCTACTAAAATAATATTTCCTGTTTGAGCATTATCCTCCCAATTTGCATAGTATTTTGGTGTACCTGTTGTTGCATCATTAGGTGCGAATTCTGATATAAAACTAGTATCTCTTTTTTCTAAAAATGTTCTATTGTTAGATCCATCAATTATTTGAACAGATCTTATTATTAAAGCATCTGATGGTAAAGATACATATCTATTATTTGCTGTAAAATTAGAAGTAGCATATTTTCTTAAGTCATCATAATCAACTTTACCTGCAATATCTAATTCAACATTTCTTATGAAATCTTGAATAATTGCATCAGTTAAAACATTACTATCTACCTCGGTATAGTTTCTTACTTGTGTTAAAAAATTTGCATGTGTTATAGCCATTATGTAATACTCACTGTTATATTTCCTACAATTAATTCTGCTTGTCTTCTTCTATTTTGTAAAGAAGGATCTGCAGGAACCATTGTTGTTATATTATTTCCTTCTACTGATTCAGGGGGAGCTCCTAAAGTTATATGTGCAAAGTCTCCTGGTAAAGTTAAATTAGCAACACCAACCATAGAACCACCTGAACTTACTATTGTATCATCTTGGGGTGCTTGTGGGTTTATAGTAGATATGTCAACTGGTTGTTGAAACTTCATGTTTCTTGAATTTTGTAAAGCTATGGCATCTGCTGTGTTGTGTTTTCTACGTATTTGTGGATGTTTAGGTTCAAACTCTGAATAATGAACTAATGAACCATTCCATTCCTTCACCATTTCAGTGTATGGAAATGCCATGCCAGATCTATCTGATATTGCTTGTGATCTTTTACCTGTTGCCCATTTAGCCATAATTATATTCCATTAGGGTAAAAAGATTGAGGTGTAATATATGTTGAAGCTCTTTGACCATCTTCATCCAATGCTCTTTTAAGTTGATCCTCATAAATTAATTTATTTTGTTGTACAAGTGTTGGTGCATTTTTCATTGCTAAATAATAAGCAAGGCCTGCAACCATGCAAGGTAAAAATCTAAATACCACATCAGCATCGTTTGTATAAGCTCCTGCATCTTGTATTCTTTTTATTACATAATATTTCAAAACAGTGTACGTATTTAAGTTAGGTGCTTGGTATAAATATATTTTAGGAATTTCTTGTCTATCTACATAATACTGTGACGGTTGTCCCAAAGCTAATTTGTTTGGTAAAGCAGCATAAGCTGATCTATCTATTTTTGTTAAAGATACATCTTGTGTGCTTGCTGTATTAGCACCTGCTGCAGTAGTAGATACAAAAGCCTCAAGAACATCGCTTACCGCTGAATCTACAGCGTACTCAGCTTGTCCAGAAACTAATGTGTTTTCATGTAAGGCTACTTTCCAAAGGTGAATTCCTCTATTTGCCCATTCAGCAAATAATAAATTAAGACTTGTTCTCGCTGATCTAAGACTGTGACCACTTGTTGTAGTCATTCCACATCTTTCATATGCTTCTTGAATAATCTCTTCTATAGAAAGATCAAATGTCGTAGTCCCTGAAGTTGCCATTAATATCCTTTTTACGGTTGTACAATTTCTTGGATTGTATCACTTTTTGACTAAACTTTGAAGACCTTAGGTTTTTTGCGATTAAGTTTGTTTTTAACTTGTATTTTTTTTCTTTTTTCACCTCTAGCACCTCTCAGCTTACCCTTTATTTGTGCAGATATTTGTCCTCGTCCTATTGCCATTATATTATATCCTTTGCTTTACCTAGTATGGGTTTATATTTAATTTTGTTTTCTGATCTGTAAGCATGTAAAAAACTAGCTCTTGGAGTTCCCTCAATCCACGAACAATGTATCCACCCGCTATTGGGTTCGCCTGGAGTGTAGAATTCAAGAATCAATTGATCTGGCGAAAGGTTTGATTTAATCCAATCAAAAAGTTCAGCGTTGTCTACGCCAATACATTCGAAATCAGCCGCCTCAGCTTTTGCATGCTGTGAACGTGCTGAGCTGCCGATAGCTTCACACAGCGCTACGCTACGAAATCCGCTAGTAATTTTAACCCTGCCAAAGTGATCACGTACTGGCTGTAAAATATTTTCACATAGTGATTTTAGTTTTTCTATTTGTTCTGCATTAGGATTATTGTTAATACCTTTACGTATCGCAGTATCTGATTTGGTTAATTCTGAAAGAGTAAAATTACGTGATAGCTTCATAAAATTTTATAATTATATGCAAAAGAGATTTTTGGTTCATCTGTTTTACTTTGTGCTACTCCATGAGTTAGGTTTGATTTAAATACTAAAAGTTGTCCTGGTTGTGGGTTGATAATAAAACTTCTCCACGTATAAGGATTTTCACTTGTAAAGTTTTCTTTTACTCCTTGAGGTTCGTGACTATAAAATCTTATGCTACCAGAATTTAAGGGGCAAGACAAGTAATACACTGCAGAAATATCAAAACCATAATGTTCATGCTTTTCTTGATAATCATTTTTCTTATAAAAATTAAACCAAGATTCTTCACATTTAGCTTTGTTGTTAAGATAACCAATTGTTTTTGCATATTCGTCAACTTGTGTATTTACCCAAATATTTAATTCTTTAAACTTTTCATTATTATTTAAGTTTAAAGTTCCATGAGTATTATATAAATCTGAATCCCAATCTGCTCCTCCTTTTTTAATATTGTGTCTAATTTTATTACATTCTTCTACTAAAGATTGTTCTATTTTTTGATGGTGAGGGTTTCTTAAGTTTGCAATAGTTACTGGAAACAATTTTTCTACATACATTACTCTAATATTAACTTTTTAATTGATAAAGATCCATCTATATTTTTTTCAAGTTCTGTTGGTTGTATACGAGCTTCCTTAATCTCTCCGTGTACAATCATAAGTAAGGCTATAATCAACTCTGTCATTAATAAGCCTTTCCGTTTTCTCTTACCTTATCTTTCAATCCTTCAATATCTTCTAATGCTTTATCTAATTGTTCTCTTAAAAATTCTATGTTGACTTTGTTAGTCATGTTCATTTCTTGAGTTTCTTCCATTTTTTCTACGGTTTTATATAAATCCTCGATTAAAAAATGTTGTTCTTGGTCCGTGGGCACTTGTTCACTTTTCTTTAACAAATCATTTGTAAATAATTCTCTTGATGTTTCTAACGATACTAACCTTGCAGTAAGCTCTGTGTATGCGAACACGCCCATTGCAACGAGCACGATCAGGCTAGCAACCGTCTTCATCGGCATCT